ATAAGGGCAGGTTCCGTGCTGCCCCCACATAGGGCAACTAACAATCTAGTTAAAAGCACCACCCCGGTTATTGAAGTTTAGTGGACTAACGTCGTAGGCCCAAGGCTTCCGGGTTTTCCTTGCGCAGTTTACGGTACTGTTCAGAAGTCAGTTTCGTAACGTCAATTCGTCCACCTTCGCCTGATGTAACGCCACCAGTAGCGGCACCGGACCCAATTCCACTGACAACGTTAGCACGGAAAAGATTACCCCATTGTTCGGGCAATTCTTTCATCCGTTGCACAGCTTCTTGGGGGGTGCGAAGTGTAATTTCAGCGTTTCCAGTTTCCTCATTGATATCTTGGAAGTCTACTTTCGGGACCATTTGGTCTGCAAGTTCGTTGCCATCTGCGTCTACTACTGGACGCATTTCTGTCATTGGCCGGAGAAGCCCAGTAATCTGGGCCGGGTTGAAAGCCCCTGCTGCAATCGCTGAATCTTGTAGCGCCCGTTGAATAGCCGAATCTTTGTACATGTGCTCCCATTTATTTGCGGACTCTTTGTAGCCGGTGACTTCTTGCTTAAACCGCTCTTGTTCCTGCTTCCGTTCATACGCAATTTGTTGTTCTTTTGTCCGGCCGAGTTTTTGCAAGTCATGCAATTCACTCTCAAATCTTTCTCGCTGTTCAGTGGCCAAGGTCTTGTCAGCCAGCATGTCCTCATAGGCGCCTTCCAGCTTTTTGTACTTCTCTCCGTGTTTCCGCCTGTCATCAGAGAGGAACCTGTTTACATCGTCCTGGCTAAATCCTCGTTCCTTCGCGTCCGCCGCTGCGGTAGCCGCTTGGCGTGCTTCAGCAGCCTTCCGGTCGGCTTCGACTCGGGCCTGTTTTGCGTCTTCTTCTGCTTTTTGTAGGCGATCTTCAAAACTACTAGTGTCGTCGCCAGTTCCGTGATCTGGGTCGTCACTGCCTAAAGCAAAATTGTCACCATCACCACTTCCGCCGTCGCCACCATCTTCGTTATTGAAACATGCAAGGACGGGAAAACTACACAGAAAATCAAAATCGCGTTTCATTTTACGCTCCTTAATCAACCCTACTTAGTTTTACTTCATCTGCGTCACGCAAGAATGGTTTTATGTATCTCCAAGCCGTGGCACTAGGAATGCCATGCATGAGATGCTCCACCAGCGCTTGTGAACGGGCGTAGGTAGTCCGTACAGACGCGTACCCTTGGCTTGACACGCCAAGGTTCTCAATATCGAGATCTGGGTCGACTCCATCCAATAGGGCGTGTGCGATTTCCCAGCATCCAAGCTTAATTGGATCTGGGACATCAACATCTTCGCCTCGCGGGAACTCCAATTCCTGCTCCTCTTCCGCTTCACGAATTTCCTCTTCTGTAGGATAAAGGGGTGTTCCGTCATAATCATACGTGATGTCATAGACGGTCGCTCTGTAACCCTTGAAATTCAAAGCGTCTATAAGTTGTGTTGCTTTGATTAAAGCCTTGGGACGGTCATCCGCAGGAGCATTGTACCAAGCTTCCTCATGAAGTCGGTTATCAAAATACTCGTTAGCTTCCGCTAATGTCCCATAGTAATTATACATAGCAACATCCCTTCTTAACTAGCCAGCCATTTGTATGTTTGACCCCCAGCCGCGCCAATGACCCAAACTTTGCTTGGATCGTCAATAGCAATTTCAACAGCATTGTCACCTGCCGCTACTAATGGGTAGCCAGTGGATGACGTTACAGCTTCCTTTGGACCAACGTAAATAGTTCCATTAGTGCATTTGATGTACACGCTTTTCACAGCACCAAAAGGCGCCGGGGTAAGTTGTTGAGAGGAACCATTTCCAACGGTCCCAATTCCAGTTTGAAATACTGGACCACTTTGTTTAACAGGAAGACTCATGTCTAACTCCTTATTTTGCTTCGCCGCGTTGAGGCTTTTTTGTTGTCTCTTTTAATGTGGTCTCCGTAGCTTGTCCTCGTTCTTCACTGCCCTCGCGTTCTGGTTCGGCGGCGATATCCGCTACCCCACGAGCACTGGCACTCTCAATACCACCGGCACCGCCACCAGCTTGTTGGGCAGATGTTTGTGCCAACAGAATTCGGGCAGCCCTGTCGGCATGATCTTTCCGAGCTTGTAAATACTCATCTTCTGCGAAGCCAAGAGCTAATGAAGCGGTTTGCTCACTAACGAGACCGGCTTCCTTGGCCTGGATAATGACAGTCGGATCGCTAGTTGTATAATCAGCCTTGCTGATTTCAGCGAATATTACGTCCATAGTATCAACATTGATTTTTCCACCGAGCAAGGCTGTTACAATGTCTTTTGCAAGTTCCCTCTTTACTGTTGTACCTGGGACAGTAAACATCAATTCAGAGAGTCTGGTGGCTTCTTCAATGCGGTCGAGATCTGTTTTCAAGCTGTAGCGATCAGGATATTTGATTGTTGCGATTGATCGCTTCTTCACCTGACGTTCTTCATACGCTGCCCAGTGACTACAAATTTTCCTCTCGGCACCTTCTAGTACAAGCCCGATATATGAGAGGCCAGCTTCGAGTCCTTGGTCGCTCATTTTCATAGCTTCAGCAGAAGAAGCCAATCGTCCGACCTTATTCTGAACTTCCAAATTGACAAGTTTGCGAATATCGTCCTCAAGTTTTGCTTGTAGATTTAGGGAGGCTTCTAAAGGCTCGGGCGAGGGATGGATGAATCCTGGCGCAGCCGCTCTGATATCGTAGATTCGACCATGTGTTGGGCCTACATTTATCTCCTTATTCATTGACCTCTGACCACCAGAGGTAGCTGTGCCGTCAGGATTAACTCCATGTTTTAGATGGTCACCGACCGCCCTCATATCTTGTTGCTCAATATAGAATGGGAAGTTGGCCTTTAAGGCATAGGCTACATCACTTGAGCCTAGATTCAGTAATGCAACTTGATGTTTTACTACGTCCTTCAAAAGACTGTCGCCAATATCGAGCAGTACAAACGGGATTCTGGTTAGGGCCAAAACTAGCGGCTCTTCAACAATCTGAGGTTCACCATCGGAGTCAATGGGATTTCCAACTTGATCGTAAAATTGCACACGAACAAAGCCATCTTCCTTGTCAACCCAAAGTAGTCGATAGCGTTCATATTCCCCGTAAGGCAATTCGATTGCCTCTATCTCATGTGTGACAAAATCCAAACCTTTGTCACGGAGCAACACGGCTTGAAACTCCATCGGCTCTTCTGGTTTAGTACAAGCCCACGAGAGGATATCTTCAACCTTGTAACGGTACAAATAAGGACGTGCGCCATTCACATCGGCTAAGGAGTCTCCTGTCGCTCTTGGGGCGTCAATAAACACACCAACCTTGCCCATTACAAGCAACTCTGTAAGTACATCAATGCCAACAAAGGCATTCATGCTAGTTCCTTTCATATCAACTCCACCCATTTCCCCTGCTACAGCCCTCTTGTAATCTTTACTGCCATTTTTACGAATGATATCATGCATTCGTTGGAAAATTGAGTTCCGGATATCATTCACAGCAGCTTTAGCATATGCTGGGGTAGGTGTAATATCCATGCGACTAAAGTAGTCATCGTCAGATTCACGCTCTGAAAACTTTTTCAGGTTTTGTTGCGTGTAGTAATAACCACCTTCATAAGTCTCACGCCACTCATACCAGGAGCCGGAATCGTAGGCAATAGAAGGGTGTCTTACGTCGATGATTCGGAATTTATCGTTAGCCATTTGTTTTTCCTATTTCCCATCAAAGAAAGCGGCCGATATCGCGACCGGTTACAATTGACGCTGCTAATGGCAGAGCGATTTCTGCGTAGTTCAAGCAGTGTGCAAAGTGATCTGGTCCCGTAGTTAGGTAGGTTGCTTTGGGATTATTGTTCTCATCTCTTTCGTAGGTCCGCACAAGATTTTTCATGTGGTCACGAAACTCAAAGCTTATATCAGCAGGTAAGTGGATACGATCACTGTGAAAACGTCCTAACGTTGCGTCTAACCAATTCGTCCGGTCAACTGTAGCAATAGGTGCGCCTTCGTTCTCTTCACTTACTGAAATTTCCTTGCCAGTCTTCCCACGTCTGTATCGACAGAGATGGACATAGCCGTGAAAGCGTCGTGCAAATCGACGTGCATCATTGATCTGTGGGTCAGCATCAATAACACACCCCATAACTTGCCACTCTCGCATCAGTTTATCGAGTTCTTCAAACTTGTCTCCAGGAACTTTTCCTTCCCACAGTAACTTAGCAAACGCCGCCGCATTTATATCATAGTTGTAATCATCAAAGAAATACTCCATCACAACTACGTGATTTACTTTCCCCTGGTCAACGCCCATCGTAATCATCCTGTCGCCGCCAACAGCAGGTCGATTCTTTGACTCTTGCTTAGTGTAGTTTGCTACACTGATTTCTAACTCTTCATCCGTTACCTGACCACCATCAGGGATGAATGGCATACCAAGCTTAGAGTTATGGAATTCACATAAAGCTGCCTCATCTCCTAAGCCCCGAAAATGTGCTAGTACGATTTCTGCTGGAGTTGCCGTATACGAATACAACTGGTTTATGTACCAAGAACGGTGATCGCCCGTCCCCTCAGCCTCAGCTTCCCAAACTCCTGTAGACAGCCAATTGGGCTTGTCTTCGTGCTCTAATTTTTGGTTGCATTCCTTACACTTCAGGAAGCTCTCTTTTATCCTCGGATCAGTGATTGTGTCACCCATGATCTCCATACAATCGGGCCAAATAAGCTCGGTACGCCGACTGCAATGCGGGCACTGGAAGATATACCGCTCCTGAGTGCCTTGCATAAAGAGTTTGTGTATTCCATATTTAGGGGCTGTCGGGGTTGAAATGGCCCAAACCTTTTTCTCAATATGCCCTGACAACCGCTCTAATGCCAACCAAACTTGCTTCTGATCCATCTCGTCTAATTCATCAAGAATCAGGGTGGCGACAGGTAGTGATTTCAGATTTGAATCTCCACGACTTCCTCGAATATACAAAGTCACGCCGCCAGCTTGCTTCAGGGCAATGGTGTTCGTGTCAGTGAAGAGTTGCTTCAAGTAAGGACTATAAAGCAAGGCTACATTGAATCGGCCCTTCGCAAAGTCGCCAGCGTTTTTCTCCGTAGGGAGAACATAAAGAACGTCTTTCTTCAATACGTCGATCATGAAAAATGCCACATTGATAGCAACTTCCGTGATGCCCATCTGAGCAGCCTTCATGGCTGTGTTAAACGAAGCTTTCGAGTCATGGATATCCCTGACCCACGGATGATGCTTGTAGCCATAAGGCCCAGGAAAATCACCACCCATGATGCGGCGGTAAGATGCCCACCTGGAACAATTGCCCAACGTGCGGCTTCTCAACCCTTCCGATATGGCATCCTTCAGCGATGTTAAGAGTTCACTACTCATTCAGTTTCTTTCGCTTCGTCCTTATCCCGTGTCTCATGCCGCTGATCGCGACGGTATTCCTTAGCTACTTCACGAGTAGCCTTTTTGATGGACTTCGGCTTCGGCTCTGGCTTCGGCTCTGGCTTCGGCTTCGGCTTCGACTTCGGCTCTGGCTTCGGCTCTGGCTTCGGCTCTGGCTTCGGCTCTGGCTTCGGGTCGATGAGTTGGTTTACGACTTCCTCATCGTATGTCTTCCAGCGGCCATCGACCCACATTGACTTGGCAATAACGCGGTTGCCAGCATCTTTAGTTTCGAGTACGATAGTGAGAATGTCTTCTTCCTCACCTTGGAAGCAAAGCTCGTCAGGTTCGGCACTGCCGCGACACACTTCCACTCTACCATCGACGTAGGTGGTCCTAGCAGTAAATCCAGGGTAGTGGCGACATGGGTTCTTAGTTAGCATTGAGTTTTCTCCTGTTGTATTCGGTAGGGGCGAGCCCAACTCCCGCCCCTACCCCTCTGAGGCGGCCATTCGGCCGGTTATTCTGACTCGTCGTCTTCTTTTGGTTGGGGCGGCGGTTCAATAAATACGAGTAATGAGAGGATGATCTTCAAAATTGTGGGCCAGTTCTCAATGAACCATTCCCAGATTTCATTTAGCCTCTCTCGCCAGTCGACACCGGTTTTCACAAGCCAAGGAGCACCGGAAACACTCCTCTCAACAGCAGATCGCCATTTTCTTACAGTGGCTGGGTCTCGTGAACCATCAGCGATCTTTTGGTATGTTGCCTGGTCAATCTCTCCACGACGCTTCTGGCGTCGTGCAACACGTCGAACTTTTCGGCCAAAGTTAAAAGCTGGCATTATTCTACCCTTCTCTAATCAAGTGCGTCCAATGCTAGGAATAATAGAGCTATTCCTAATGACGCAAAACTTGCAATCGTTATGACCCCGAAGGACACTAAGACAAATTGTCCCAGTGGCAACGGACCTAATCTTAACCACACTGCTGCAAACGTCAGCCAATGACTCAAACAGTATGGACAATGTGCTAAATCCTCCGCCCAGGAGCCTAACTTTGATACTTGGTCCCTTGGGTACTCCATGACATTCGACTTAGTGATTGTCATAGTGATACTTGCAATAGCAAGGCCGAGCAAAATCATCTCAATAAATAGCATGACTGTCTGGCTCCTTTTCGTTCTTCTTCAGAACGTCTCTAATCTGCTCGGCCTTGCGTATTCCGATAAATCTCTGGGCCTCCGTGCCCTCCGTGTACACAATTGTCGTAGGTAGCGAAGTTACACTGCATTCACGGGCTTTGTCTCGATTCTCATCAAAGTCTATGTAGTAAACGTCGAAGCCTTCGGCTCTGAGTTCTTCCGCGATGACTTTCATCTCTTTACAGTACCCACACCAATCTGCTGTCCAAATGAGCAAATAGTTGTCTGGGTATTCTACTGCCGTCTCTCCCGGCGCCTGTCTCTTCGTGATTGGGTCTTGGTACTTTGCGGGCTTTCCGTCGACGTATTCGGGGACTCTGGGAAGCCTTGGTGATCCAAGTAATCGTTGGCTATGTCCGTCCCCTCCTCGATCTTCGAGGGCCAGTCTACTTTCTTGCCTTTCGACAACGCTAACCCTATTGATCTCAACAGGCCGACAAATCTGCGCCATAATAGCAATAGTCGCAACACAGGTCACCCCCAATACACTAGTAAGTAATCGTTTCATTTTCTCACCAAATTCGATAATCGGGAATCTCAACTCGCGGATACCCAACGTAACCACTTATTGCGATACTGTCCCCTTGTTTCATCGCACGGTCAATCGTGCGTGCATCTGCCCAAAAGCTTCCAGCGGGTTGATCGTGTCGTGTAGGGCCGTCAACCCAATTTTCGCCCCATGAGTTTTGAACCAGCCCGCCCGGTCTCCTACCCTCGTCGTCGATTCCGTGAATCAACATAGCATGGAACCAAGGCCGACGCGTTCGTCGAAGGAAGCCCTCTCTGTCCCGTGTGGTATTGAAACCAGTGTTACTACACATCACTACAGGGTAGCCATTTGCAACAGCATCTCGACACTCTTCCCAAGATTGAACAAGGGCACAAGTCTTTACTGGATGCTCGCGACAAAGTGGTTCCAAGTCATCAGGAACGCCATTCTTTCCGAGAGTTCGAGAGAGTGAACCACTGTAATCAGTGTAGTCATAAGCCCCGCTCAAGTAAGCTTTGCGGAGTAAAACGCCCCAATCGCGGATGAATTCCGCCGCCCAAGTGCCCATCGAACCGTCGCCACGGAGGTTACCACCACCAACTTCGACACGAGAACCAGCGTAAATGATCTCCGTGGCAGCCTTAGTAATCCATAGCTCAGGCCGACCGAACATAAGAATTCGTACAGCCGTCAGTACATCAACGCCCAGGCCAAAGCCGTGAGCTACACAATTATGTACGGTGTAGCCATTCGCTATGAATGAATGGTCTTCTTCCACATCCAGGCAATAAACAGTCGTTGCGACTTTAGATATTCTTGAGATTAACTTCAATTTACGTTTTAATCCCAGTCGATTAGACTTCTGCTCCGGGTAAATTCTATTAGTTATACCGGGATAAAGTTTTGCAGTATCAACCACATTAAAGCGAAGTACGTGTGCTTGTGCTCTATTTTCTTGACAGTGTCGTTTACTTATTTTCGCTTTGAAGCCACAGTAATTAGAAAGTCGGGCCATGCCCCCGATCAAATCACTAGATACACTCACGCCTGAGCAACTAGGGTATCTTTTAGATTTGCACTGCTTCCGCCCCGCGCAGCTTCCATCACCTTCTAACCAACCAAGCAGACACTCTAATTGTACCTCCTTTGAAGCGACTAGAATATCACTGGGTACTTCTTTTGTATAAGTGTTGCCAGGCATTAGATTCTTGAAAAACGTTGCAACAGCTTTATTTTGGCACCTTACATACAGCACGGTTGGTTTACTTGGCACTGCATAAACGTCACATTTGATGCCAAATACCAGCTTCATAGAAGTTGCAATTCTGTTAGCAAACGTCTCTTCAGTGGAGCTTAGATTAAAATCGACTTTGCACCATTTGCCCGGTTTTTGTTTAGTCCCCTTCGCCTGACTGCACCCGCCCTCAGCAAGATAAGCTCCGATCACATAAGCTAAGTTGGTGTCTAAATGAATAAAGCGATTTACCCATTTAGAAGATTGCTTGGCACGCAACTTAGTACCACGCACCTCTGCATCTGGACACATATCCAAAAGATCCCAGGTTTTCTCTTTTGTCAGTCCTGTGTATCTTTGAATAAAGACTCGGTCATCAAGACTAAGGTGGCCCGCAGGTTTCCAATCGCCGTCATTAACTAAGATTAGATGGTCTGGTGTACAAACAATATCTTCAATACATCCCTTAGCTTGAAAGCGGACGACACTTTTATTGAATGGTTTGCGAATAGTTCGCGCAACCTTTTGAGGACGACCTAAATGACTTAAAACAAACTCGCCGACTTTGACTCGCTCAATCACCTTACGACTACCGTCAGCCATAGTAATCATAGTCCCTGCAAGATGACAGTCGCCAATTTCTTGGAAATGGGGAGCTAATGGGCTACCAGTTACTTCTTCAAAGAGCTTGTGGAGTAGAACTACTTTACCTTTACCACTGCCTCTAATTGCCCCATTCTGTTGAGCTAAGAAAGGTTTCTCTTGGGCTTTAAGGAAGCTTTGACGTGCGGCGGGGTCATCAACCCAACCACATTGAAGTGGTTGCATTGTGTTACCACTGAGTCCTTTTGGAACTCCACCAGTATTTAGGTAGTGACTTCCAAGCAGACCGCCTGTAAGAAAGATGCCGGACCCTTGGCAGACTCTCTTCAGCAACTCACGTCGATGCATATCCATATAGACTCCAGATTAGTCAACCAGTGAGGCGTAGTTACGCAATCCTTCGGCAATTTCCTTCCACAGAACTCTATGCTGGTCAGGGGTTGAAAGTTCCCCTTGTTCTGCTTTCTCTCTCATAACTGCTTGTAGTTCTCGCAACACAGGCAACCAATCGGAGAGAGAGTCGCCCAAAGCTTTTCGATTAGCGTCAGCCGTGGCCGCGATAATCTCGTCGGCTTCTTGCAAAATACCAGCCGCGATTTGTGCTGATATGGCCTCAAAACTGCCAGCTAGTCTTCCCGCTTCGTCACTTGGGAGTTCATTTGTCGAACACCAATAAACTGCCCATTTGTCAATGCCTGCAACTGCATCAGGCTTGGAAACGTCCGGCACATAAGGGACGCCTCCTCCCACTGTCACAATGTGTGTTGCAACATCGACCGAGCCATTGTAGGCACAAGCTACGATGAACATGTACTCCCCTGGCTTACGGGCACTGAACACGGCGGCTTCACCGTCGCGATAGGTTTCAAAGTCCACCGAGTCAGGGACTAGTATCCATTTGTACGACTGAGCCGCACTATCCGATAAGTCAAAGCGAACAAGTTCACCAACTTCAGCGACTTCCTGAGCTTTGATTACAATGTGGGCAATATGTTCTGGCTGAACAACATCATCTCTATGGAGAATCTGAATACCAGCACCATTTATAGACGCGCTTGCGGCCGGAGAGGGTAATAGAGGCCGTGGGTTGACGTAAGGGCTGATTAGTAAACCAGCACTTACTGTGACCGCAAGCAAAAACACGGCGGTTCTAACTTTTTTCCACATGTTACTTATCCTCGAAGACGCGGGTTACCAATCAAAGACTCTTCGTAAGGCATCCATAAACTCAAGAACGAGTTCGAGCAACTGCATGATAAAGCTGACATCAATATCCAGCCCTGCATCCGCTCCAACATCTTCTGCCGCAGCATAAAACGCCATCTGGGCATCTGCGTCCTTACGCTTCAGCTTCTTCAGGAAAGTGCCAGTTCTAACGTCGAGATACTCTCTCGCGGCTTTACGGGCTACCTTGATCGCCATTCGTCTCTTTTGTCGTCGATTCATTTCTCTACCTCTTTCTCTGTTGGGTTCCTTAGTCATTTATTGATCTGTATAATTCCAACCATTTCCCTCCCGAACGAACAAACCAGATTGGATTATTCGGCGAGGTTACCGTGTAGTCACTCTGTACTTGCAATCGCATCCCATGAATTGTATTACTGTTCTCCAGAGTGATGCTTGTAGCACATCTTAGGATCAGTATGTCACCATCAGTGCCACCCTGAATTAAGCGGACTGAATTTGTTATGCCTGAAGAACCTTCTTGTAAAATGACATTAGTCGTTTCTATTGTAGCCTCGTTGTCATTTACATCTACAGTGTCAGGAGTCCCAAAAGATAACTGGTTGAATCTGACGAAATTAGTTACTCCGCCACTAATAATGCCACCCTCAACCCCCCTATGAGTCAAACCTCTGTAGTATGCCATGTTACTTAACCTTAGTTATTATCAGAGCGAGCTATTTCGGACCAGCCAGATGTACGCATTAAAACCATTGTACTGTAGGTTGTTAAACCAAAAGTCACTGACTCTATATCTAGGTTGCCCACAGCATCTAACATACTCACAATCTCAGAAGTTAGTCCCCTAACAATTAAAATTGTCCCACTAGCGATTCCTGAAATTCCTATTGTATGACATTGCGAGATATTGGGCACAGTTCCTCGCTCTAGTTGAACGAAACTCTTGGTAGGCGTCACAGTTTCGCCGTCATTAACTTCCAAGATTTCAGGATCGCCGAGATTAAGTCTGCCAATCTCAAGCCAATCAGTGTTCGCACATCGAATCAATCCATTATTGTAAACTAAACCCGGCCAGGCTCCCATGTGATTTACTCCTTAATTAACGTCAGTGCCACGACCCATTTCTAACCAGTTAGTACCATCAAAGAATAAAGTCAATGTGCAGTGAGTGGAACTGAAATCCATATAAAAGTCGGCACCTCCAGCTAGCTTTATATTACCTGTTTGGTCTTTCACTGTGATATCGGCTAAGTTTTTAATAAAGATGATAGCACCATCAGTACCACCAGTGATAGTCGCAAGTTCATTTGTCACTCCTGTCGTGCCAAGTTTTATCTGAACATAAGACGACGTTGTTAGGATTATTTCAGAATCATTAACTGGTACTGAAGCCGAAGCCCCCATATACCAACGATCAATTAACGCACCATCAGGGCCAATAGGGACGCCTAAACCTTTAGAGGCGTGCCAAGTTATTAGTTTGTGTGAGGGCATTAGAGTTTTACCGTTTGATGGATTGCAATTAGCATCTCTGTTGTACTAAAGGCGATGCCAACAGGACAGACAAAGTCATTTACCGTAATAGGGGCAGTGTCGGTCAACATCCCAGCCGCATCAGGGTCAACAAAGTATTGTGTGCCAGCAGTCAAACCCCCTGAGTCACCAGTAACGGCATCCCACTGACCTGTTGTCGCTTCAAGAAGGCCACCAGTTTGAATATCTCCAGTTGCACTTGATGCGATGCTTGTGTCAACGACGAGGCCGACAACATCTTTCGTAGCCGCCGCATCTCCCAGTGCTTTGTCGACTGATCCAGCAGCCGACACATAAACAGGGGAGCCGATTACGATGACACCGGCGTTAGCGTTCGTAGCCTCAAAAGTTGTACCACCGCCGCCACCGCCGCCACCAGCCGCGTTGATCGTTATGCTGCCAGCAGCGTGAGTAATGGTAATATTATCGCCTTGGATAAGCTCTTTGTACTCAACGTCACCTGCACCATTATTCACGCCAAGTATCTCGTTAGCTGCGCCAAGGGCGGGTAAGCCGCCAGACGAAGCGATTGTAATGTTTCCAGTCGCGTGGTTGATGGTGATGCCACTACCAGCGACAAGCTCTTTGTACTCAAGGCCAGACACATCACTCTTCACACCAAGTATCGTGTTGGCATCCCCAGGTGCGCTGAGAATTTCAAGTGTAGCAAAGGCGTCCTTCAGTAA